CAAACATAAAAGAAAAGGACATTAATGATCTAGTTTTGGCTGGACACGATGTTATGAATATGTTAAAATTAAATACTCATTTTGGATTAGAAGCAAAAATTAAGTTCAATAATTGGAAAAAGATATGAGCAACGGAACAAAAGTAGTAAAGAGAGATGGAAATATTGAATCTCTTGATCTCAATAAACTTCACGTAATGGTAGAAGAGTCTTGTAAGGACCTTGCAGGAGTTTCATCATCACAAGTTGAAATGCAATCTGGCATTCAGTTTTATGATGGAATCACAACAGCGGAAATTCAGGAGATTCTAATTCGTTCTGCATCAGATTTGATTGATCTAGACCACCCAAACTATCAATATGTTGCTGCAAGGTTACTTCTTTTCTCTCTCCGCAAACAATTGTTTGGTGGAATGCACGACTGTCCAAAAGTTTTGGATCATATTAAAAAGTGTGTAGACTTGGGAGTTTATGATGCTGAGATTTTAGATTTATATTCTGATGAGGAGTTTGAGAAACTTGAATCATTTATTGATCACCAGAGAGATTATCTTTTCACTTATGCCGGTCTTCGTCAAGTTGTAGATAAGTATCTGGTTCAGGATAGAAGTACTGGGAAAGTATATGAAACTCCTCAGTTTATGTATCTTTTGATTGCTGCAACTATTTTTGCCAAGTATCCAAAAGAAACAAGGATGGATTATGTTCGTAGATATTATGATGCTATTTCAAGGCATAAAATTAATATTCCTACTCCAGTTATGGCAGGTGTAAGAACACCTCTTCGCCAGTTCGCATCTTGTGTTCTTGTCGATTCTGATGATACTCTTGATAGTATTTTTAGTTCTGATATGGCAATTGGTAAGTATGTTGCCCAAAGAGCTGGAATTGGAATCAATGTTGGACGAATTCGTGGGATTAACTCAAAGATCCGCAATGGTGAAGTTCAGCATACTGGTCTAATTCCCTTTCTAAAGAAGTTTGAGTCTACAGTAAGGTGTTGCACCCAAAATGGAATTAGAGGTGGTTCTGCAACCGTCTATGTCCAAATCTGGCATCAGGAAATCGAAGACATCCTTGTATTGAAAAATAATAAAGGTTCTGAGGATAATCGTGTTCGTAAACTAGATTATGGTATTCAGATTTCTAAACTTTTTTATGAAAGGTTTATCCAGAATAAAGAGATCACTTTATTCTCTCCGCACTATGTTCCTGATCTTTATGATGCTTTTGGCACTGATCGATTTGATGAGTTATATGTATCTTATGAACAAAATGAATCTATTCCTAAAAAAGTTGTCAATGCTCAAGAACTATTTTTAGATCTCCTAAAAGAAAGAGCAGAGACTGGTCGTATTTACATTATGAATATTGATCATTGCAATTCTCATAGTTCTTTTATTGATAAAGTTAATATGAGTAACCTTTGTGCAGAAATAACTTTACCAACTAATCCTATTCAACATATTGATGATGAAGGTGGTGAAATTGCTACTTGCATTCTTTCTGCAATCAATATTGGTAAAATCAAACATCTTGATGATATGAAAGAACTTTGCGATCTTTCTGTTCGGGCATTAGATGAGATCATTGATTACCAAAAATATCCTGTAAAGGCAGCAGAAAACTTTACTAAAAATCGTCGATCTTTGGGTATTGGGTATATTGGTCTTGCACACTATCTTGCAAAGCACGGGGAGCACTATGAGGATCCTCGTGCCTGGAAGTTGATACACGACCTTACAGAGGCATTTCAGTACTATTTGATTAAGGCATCTGTTCGTCTGGCAAGGGAAAAGGGTCCTTGTGAGTATTATCATAAAACCAAGTATTCTCAGGGCATTCTTCCCATCGATACTTATAAGAAAGAAGTTGATGAAATTGTTCCCAATAATCTTCAATATGATTGGGAAAGTTTGAGAGAGAAGATTAAAAAGTATGGTATGAGAAACTCAACATTGTCCGCTCAAATGCCTTCTGAAAGTAGTTCAGTAACATCAAATGCCACGAATGGAATTGAACCTCCTAGAGGTTATTTGTCTATCAAACAAAGCAAAAAAGGACCATTGAAACAAATTGTTCCACAGTATTCTACATTGAAAAATAATTATACTCTTCTTTGGGATATGCCCGGAAATGCTGGATATATTAACATTGTTGCTGTAATGCAGAAGTTCTTTGATCAAGCAATTTCTGCAAATTGGTCTTATAATCCAGAACATTATCCGGATAATGAGGTTCCAATTTCAGTTATGGCACAGGATATGCTTACTTGTTTTAAGTATGGACATAAGACGGCATATTATCAGAATACTTATGACATTAAGACTGATGAAGTGGTAGAGGAAAAACCAAAAGAAAACCTTGAATCTCTTCTTGATGAATTATCTAATTCTGATGAAAGTTCTTGCGAGAGTTGCACTATCTAAAACCTGATTTTATTAAATATATTGTGTATAATATCGAAGATTACTGAAGGAAGAATGAAAATCGAGTTCAAGACAAACAACACAGAGGAGAAGCAAATGGTCACACAAATGACCGTCTTTAATTCTGAAACCGTTGATACAACAAAGCAACCAATGTTTTTTGGTAAACCATTGGGAATTCAAAGATATGATTCTTATAAGTATCCAGTATTTGACAAGTTGACTCAACAACAACTTGGTTATTTTTGGAGACCTGAAGAGATTTCTTTGCAAAAGGATCGTGGGGATTATCATACTCTCCGCCCTGAGCAAAAGCACATCTTTACATCAAACCTAAAGTATCAAATTATGCTTGATTCTGTGCAGGGTAGAGGTCCTAGTATGGCATTTGCACCATACTGTTCTCTTCCTGAACTGGAAGCTTGTATGAAGGTCTGGGAGTTTATGGAAATGATTCATTCCAGATCTTATACATACATTATCAAGAATGTTTATTCTGATCCTTCTGAGGTTTTCGATACGATTCTTAGTGATGATCGTATTATGGAACGTGCTCATAGTGTAACTGAGGCATATAATGATTTTATTAATAATGCTCAACATTATGGGAGCACTGATGATTGGTTACACGCATTAGAGGAAGTACCATCAGCAAAGAGGAATAGATATGAACTTAAACGAAAGCTCTTCAGGGCAATTGCAAACGTTAATATACTTGAAGGTATTCGCTTTTACGTCAGTTTTGCTTGTAGTTTTGCATTTGGCGAACTCAAGCTTATGGAAGGAAGTGCAAAAATTGTCTCACTAATCGCAAGAGATGAGAATCAGCACTTAGTCATTACTCAAAATATCCTGAATAAGTGGAAAGAAGGTGATGATCCTGAAATGAAGAAAATATTTAAGGAAGAGGAAGATTGGATTTATAAGGCTTTTGATAATACTGTAAATCAGGAAAAACTATGGGCAGAATATCTGTTTAAGAATGGTTCGATGATTGGTCTCAATGATCGACTTCTTCAACAATATGTTGAATGGATTGCAAATCGTAGGATGAAGGCAATTGGATTAAAGCCTCTTTATGATATTCCTGCGAAAAATAATCCACTTCCTTGGACGGATCATTGGATTTCTTCTAAAAATATTCAAGTGGCACCACAAGAAACAGAAATTTCAAGTTATTTGGTTGGTAGTATCAAGCAGGATATTAGTGAAAATACATTTTCTGATTTCAAGCTTTAATGTTTGGATTATTGAGAAAGTTTAGAATATCATTTAATTTTAAGAAGGTCCTATTGGACCTTCTTTTTTTATAAATAATCTTAGGATTTTAATAAAAATAAGAGAAATGTTTACTTCGTCTGATATTAAATCTTTACAAGAAGCATATCAAGCAGTTTATGATGATGAATTGCGCTCAGAAATTGTAGAGGATGATGATCTTTTTGAGGATCTGGAAATCATTGATGAACTTAGTGATGAGGAACTTGATGAAATTGTAGAAGAAATCGTCTATGAAATGTTGGACGAAGGATATGATATTGATGATGTCGAATACATTTTTGAGGATGTTCTTGTTGAGGCAAGAAGTGCAAGAAGAAGAACTGGTGGACCCTCTTATGCCGAAGTTATGGCAAAGATTGATGCCAAAGAAAAGAAAGCACCTAAAGCAAAGGCAAAGGCGCAACCACAACCAGAAGTAACTAGACAATCAACATCTTCTACACCTACTCCAAGATCAAGAAGAAGAGGTCGTTCTTCTAGAGAAGGAATGAGTGGACTTACTCCTAGAAAGCAAGAAGAGAGGACCGCAAGAAGACAGGCAGAAAGAGAAGCATCTGAAAAATCTGCTAGAGAAGCTGCAAGAAGAGCAAGAAGGGAGAGAATTGGTAGTGCTGTAAGAGGTGCTCTTTCCAAAGCAGGTGAAATGGCAAAAGGTGTGAAGCAAAGAATTGGTGCCAAATTGAAAGGTGCAAAAGCAGTTGCACAAATTGCTGGATCTATTGCTAAGGATGAGGCAAAAAGAGCAAGACGTTCCGCAGAGCATCAGGCAGGCAAGGCAGCACAGGCAGTTGCAAGTGCTCCTGGAAGGGCAGTAGGTGCCGCTAAGAGTGGTCTTAAGAGACTGATTAGAACAGGTGCTGAGAGGGTCCAGAGAGGCGCTGAGAGAGTTGCTAAAAGGATGTCTGAAGAGGTTGAGACCTTTGATATTGTCCTCGATTTCCTTCTCTCTGAGGGCATTGTAGAGACCGTAGAAGACGCACAATGGGTTATGGTTAATGAACTTGATTATGAGGATATTGATGCCATTCTAGAGGCATATGAGATTGATGAAGCAACTGCGATGGCGAAGCGTGGTCTTAATGAACCAGAAATTCGTAGACAAATTGCTGCAAGAACTGGAGGTGGTGAAGCGGCAGATAGAGCAACTTCACTTGAAAATAAACCAACATATGGCGATACTAATAGGCAGAATCAAAGACGGAATTATGCTAGAGCACAAAGAGGTGACTTCCGTAGGACCACTTCTTCATCTCCTGGTCTTCACGGATATGCACATCAATCTAATGACCCAAGAGTTAAAGAAAAGCAAGCAGCAAGAGGTGCTCAAAGAGGTCGTCTAACTCCTGCTGAAAGAAAATCATTGGGTCGTTGACATAAAACCCCATATAATACTTAAAGGAGGGCTTGACAAGTCCTCCTTTTTTAATTAGACTAGGTTTGTCCCGGATAAAAGATAAATAGTAGCTCATAAGAAGCTTTAAGATGAGCTATGAGAATCCTTGGAGATATAATGGTAAGATCTTTACCACTGATGATATTGGGGACTACTTTGGGTTTGTTTATTGTATTACCAATAAGACCAACGGTAGAAAATACTTGGGAAGGAAATACTTTTGGTCGTTTAGAAAACCACCTAAGAAAAAAAGAAAGGTAAAGAAAGAATCTGATTGGAAATCTTATTATGGATCTTGTCCTGAATTAAAAGAAGATATTAAAAAGTATAATAAAGAGAACTTCAGTAGAGAAATATTAAGTCTTCATAAGACTTTAGGTAAATGTAATTTTGAGGAAACAAGACAATTATTCTTAAATAATGTTTTGACAGAATCACTTGACAATGGAGATCCAGCATATTACAATTCCAATATTCTTGGAAGATATTATCGTAAGGATTATGGTGACTTTAGAACAGACCTTAAGGACGACACACGATTGGGCAATTGATCGTATACATAGTATTTGTGATCGGGATATTGATAATGCACACGCAATTCAATCAGAGTTTAGTGAATGGTTAAATCCTGATATTGATAATCACGATATTTTTTCTTTAGAGTACATTGGAGATAATAAATGAAAATAGACTTACATAACTTTTTTAAGTATTATGATGAAAAGAATCCTAAACATAGGGCAGCAGTAGAACAACTTGAAGTAGATTTAACAAAAAAAGCAATAGAACTTCTTCAGGATGAGGCAAATTGGGTAAGGATTTATAGAACACCGAATACTCCACCAGAACCTAAGGGTATTGTATTGAATGTTCCATATTATCCACAGACAGATAATTATGCACTTCCAGATTCCACTTGCAATTCTTCTGCCTGTGCAATGTGTCTTAAGTATTTTAAGCCAGGATCTCTTCCATCTTCTGCAAGGGGTGATGATCAGTATTTGAAGAAAGTTCTGGCAGAAGGAAACTCAACAGATCACGGAGTACAAACTAGAGTACTGGAAACTTATGGTCTTAAATCTTCATTTCATTATAATTTAGATTTTTATGATCTTGATCGTGAACTTAAGGAAGGAAGACCTGTTGTAATTGGTATTCTTCATCGCGGACCTGAAAGTTCTCCTTCTGGCGGTGGACATATGATTGTTGTAATTGGTAAGACTGAGAATGGTGATTATTTGATCCACGATCCTTATGGTTCGATTTATGATGGATATTCTGGTCCAGTAACTAATGGAAGAAAGGTAGTTTATTCTAGAAAAATGCTAGAAAAACGATGGACTGTAAAGCATCCTAATGATGGTTGGGGGCGTATTTTTGATGTAAAAAAGTCTGATAGTTCTACTTCTAATGAAACTGAGTATGATATTCCTGAAAAAGGAGTAGAACTTATTAAAGAGTTTGAGGGATGTCATTTAGAGGCATATCCCGACCCTCTTACGGGAGGACTCCCAATTACGATTGGATGGGGAAGCACAAGAGATCAAAACGGAAAACCATTCAAGTTGGGTACAAAGATTTCTCAACAAACTGCTGATGATCTTCTCATTTCTCAAATAAAGAATGAGTTTCTTCCACCACTGACTGAGATTCCTTATTGGAATCAAATGAATATGAATCAGAGAGGAGCACTTCTCTCATTTGCATATAATTTGGGTGCAAGATTCTATGGTTCTTCTGGATTCAATACAATTACTAGAGTCCTGAAGAATAAACAGTGGAATAAAGTTCCTGATGCACTATATCTTTATCGTAATCCTGGAACAAACGTTGAAGCAGGTCTTGCTCGTAGAAGAAAAGAAGAAGGAAAACTTTGGGCAAGTTAATCTTCCATTCGCGTTTTTAGTGCAATCACAGTAGTTAGTAATGTGATAAGAACCTCATAACCTCTTCTTTCAGATTCTTTGCAATCTGTTGGAGGAGGATTTTTTAATAGTCCTAATGAGTTTGCGTGTTGAATGCTTCCTGGAAGCATAAAGTTGCAACTTATAAAGTTAAGACCAACAAAAACAACAATTGCACAACCAGTAATAAGAATAAGTTTATTCAGGAAAGGTGTTTTCTTGTTCGTATTTGTTCGCTTTCTTCTTACCGTTTTTTGCTGGTCTACTGATGAACCTTGTGACTTCTGGGGGTTGTTTCTTTGGTTTTGGGGATCTTCTTTCACAGATCAGTCCCTCGTTAGTGAGTATTCTTAATGTAATTAAACT